AGTCGCGGATCCGGAAACGTCAAAGAAGACGGTTCCGGTGAAGTGTCAGATTTTGAGATCATCACAGTTGATGTGGTGGCTCAACCAAGTGCTCCAGGCGCTTACCCTACACCAATTTATGAACATTTGATGAATACCCGAGGAGGGTATCGCAGCATACGTGTTGCTAAAGAGGTGCAAGGTGACCCTAGAGCGCAGCAGTATCTCAAAGAGAGCTTATTAGGTATAATAAGCAAACTCCAATAAAGAGGAGAATCACATGTTGGACGCACTAAAGAATTTGTTTGAAAACAACGTGGTTTCAGAAGAGATCAAAGAGTCTATTGAGGCTGCTTGGGAAGCTCGCATCGTCGAGAACCGTACACAAGTAACTCAACAGCTACGTGAAGAATTTGCTCAACGCTACGAACATGACCGTCAGGTTATGGTTGAAGCAATTGATCGCATGTTAGGCGATCAATTAAAAGAGGAAATTCAACAGTTTGTAGAAGATCGTAATCAATTAGCAGAAGCTAAGGCACGTTATGCAGTAAAAATGCAACACGATGCACAGGTAATGAAAGAGTTTGTAACTCGTCAATTAGCTAGCGAAGTTAAAGAATTACATGAAGATCAAGTACAAATGGCTTCTAAGTTTCATACACTTGAGAAGTTTGTAGTTGAAGCTCTTGCTCAGGAAATCGCAGAGTTCCATACAGACAAGCAAGACATTGCAGAAATGAAAGTACGTTTGGTACGCGAAGGCCGTCAGGCTTTGGCAGCCATGAAGGAACAATTCATTAAACGTGCAGCTACGTTGGTCGAGAATACAGTTGAAAAGACTCTGTCAAAAGAGATTGGTCAATTGAAAGAAGACATCGAAGCAGCTCGTCGTAACGATTTTGGTCGTAAATTATTCGAAGCTTATGCTAGCGAATATCAAAATAGTTACCTAAACGAAAAATCAGAAACAGCTAAATTGCTCAAAGTCATAGACAAAAAAGATTTAGAAGTTGTAGAGGCTCATCACGCTGTAGCACAAGCAACCCAGATCTTAGAAAGCAAAGAAGCAGAAGTTAAAGCTCTAATGGAGAGCAAACAACGTCAAGAAATAATGGCAGAACTAGTAGGACCTTTGGCTTCACAGCAAAAGGCTATTATGAGCGAATTACTTGAGAGTGTACAAACTGGCAAACTACGCAGTAGTTTTGACAAGTACCTACCGGCAGTTATTGCTGGCGAAGCTCCACAAAAGAAGAAGGCACTAGTAGAGGCAAAAGAAGTAACAGGCAACAAAGAAACCCACAGCGTCAGTAGCAGCGAACACGATCACAATATTTTTAATATGCGTCGTCTAGCTGGAATTAAACATTAATTAGGAGAAAATAAATGTCAGAACTACTAACAGGCCGTTGGGCAGAAACAAAAGAAGCACTTCTTGAAGGCCTTCAAGGCACTAAGAGATCTGTAATGGCATCTACACTAGAGAACACACGTAAGTATCTAGCTGAGAGTGCTAGCACAGGTGCTACTTCTGCCGGCAACGTCGCAACATTAAACCGCGTGATCCTTCCAGTGATTCGTCGCGTAATGCCAACAGTTATCGCTAACGAGTTGGTAGGTGTACAACCAATGACTGGTCCAGTTGGTCAAATCCATACTCTAAGAGTTCGTTATTCAGATAGCGTTTCTGGAACATATGGTGCTACTGCTGGTGAAGAGGCACTAAGCCCATTCAAGATTGCTGAAGGCTATTCATCTAATGATGGCTCTAAAGTAACTGCTGCTTCTACTGCATCCTTAGAAGGTGCTGCTGGTAAGCGTTTAAGCATTCAAATCTTGAAGCAAACAGTTGAAGCTAAGACACGTAAGTTGTCAGCTCGCTGGACATTCGAAGCTGCTCAAGATGCACAAGCCCAACAAGGCATTGACATCGAAGCAGAAATCATGGCTGCTCTTGCACAAGAGATCACAGCTGAGATTGATCAAGAGATCATTGCATCTCTAACAACACTAGCCGGTTCACAGAACACAGAAGCTTATAACCAAGCTGCTGTATCTGGTACTGCTACATTCGTTGGTGATGAGCATGCTGCTTTAGCTGTTCAAATCAACCGTGTTGCTAACCGTATCGCCCAGCGCACACGTCGTGGTGCTGGTAACTGGGCAGTTGTTGGTCCAACAGCATTGACAATCCTACAATCTGCTACTACAAGCGCATTTGCTCGTACAACAGAAGGTACATTCGAAGCACCTACAAACACTAAGTTTGTTGGTACATTGAACAATGCAATGAAGATTTATGTTAACACATACAATGCATCTGATACAGCACCAGTGCTTATCGGTTACAAAGGTGCTAACGAGTCTGATGCAGCAGCATTCTATTGCCCATACATTCCATTGATGAGCAGTGGTGTTGTTCTAGACCCAACAACATTCGAACCAGTCGTATCATTCATGACACGTTATGGTTATGTTGAGTTGTCAAACACAGCGTCTTCTTTAGGTAACGCTGCTGACTACCTAGGTACAGTTACTATTGCTAACGCAGTATTCAGCTAATCAACTTACCGCAAGGTACGTTAATTATAAGGGGCTCTTCGGAGCCCTTTCTGTTGATCAGATAAATACTTTGTATGATTCACGCAGGGTGAATTTTATGCGGAAATCCAACCGCGTATGGCCTAGAACGCCATGTTTCTTAAGGAGAAAATAAAATGGGACGTCCTTTACATAAAAAATATTTTGGTAATAGAATTACACCATTCCAGGGTGGCAACACTGGTGTAGGTGGAGAAGGTGTAGCTAGCGTAACAATCGCAGCACCAATTGCAGCAGATTTAACAGGAACAATTACTGTTACGTTTTCAGCTCCTCAAATCTCAGGTGGTATTACTGCAACAGGTACTGCACAAGTTGATGGCAGCAATGACCTAACAGGTATTTTAATTACTAACGCAGGTTCTGGTTACACATCAGTTCCAACATTTACAGTTGCTGACGGCAACGAAACTGCAACTTATACTAGCGGCTCAGGCGGCGTTACAGTTGCACTAACTAGCGGTGCAAGTGCTAGAGAAAATGCTATTAGATTTGAAGCACAAATTACTGGTGGTACAGAAGTATTCACTGGCGACATTTTAAAACAAGTTGGCAATCACAGATTTAAAGTACGCACAGCTGACGGTACAGAAGTATGTAAGTTAGTTGCTACTGCAAGTATTGGTGATGGAGAAATGACCATCGGTGCTACTGACAGCGCAGGAGAAACATACTTTGTTACTAAAATTACTGGTCGTCGTGTACGCCTAACACAAAATTCAGCAGGCGTAGGTTCAGTATATGCCACAGGTGCCACAGCTCCTTGGAAATTTGCTCCAGCCGCAGGTATCTACGTTCAGATTGATAATCAATAATAGGATCAATTAGATGACATCTAAAGTCGTTAACGTTGCTAATGGTGACTACAAAGTAATTGTTCGAGATAGTGGAAGCATCACGCTTGACACAGGTGAGCAAGGTACAACTATAATTACTGGCAATCTTGAAGTTCGAGGTGATACTACTTATGTATATGTTAGTGATATGCAAGTTGAAGATAACACTATTATACTCAACGTTAACGGCGGTAGTGCTTCAGGCATTCCCACAGGTGGCATTAAAAATGGTCGTTCAGGTTTAGAAATTACTCGTGGTGGCGCAGGAGAATTTGCTGATGCTTGGTTTATGTTTGATGAAACAGTAAAACACATTTATCTAGCTGCTGAAAAGAATGGTACATTTGTTTTTAAACGTAACACAGGCGGTGATGGTGAATTAGCAGGTATCCAAACTTGTCACATTAACAGTAAAGGTCAAGATCTTTTCTTATTAGTAGATCCTGATAACCCTAGCGGTACTGGTGTTATCACAGTTAGTGGAATGAATGCATATGAGCGTAATGTATTAGATTATGCAGCATGGGATTTAATTCCACCAACTGGCCCAATTGTAGCTTCAAAACCTGATGCTATTCCTAACGTACAGGCAGTTGTAGATTTTTTAAATTCTCAATTAGCCTTTTTAGAATTACCTAAAATCAAAGAAGCCAATACTATTGTAGAAGTATTTGATGCACAAGGACCCTTAAGTCCTTATAGACCTACAGGTTATACTGCTCCAACGGATAGTACAATTGACTTTACAGTTGACGGTGTGTTAAAAGGTCAATTTACAGTTGACGGCCTTAATGTTGACAATGTTAGAATTTTAACAAACACAGTAGCAAATACTGATGCTAGTTCAGATTTAATACTTTCTGCACTTAACAGCAACATTAAAGTTGATGGATATTTAAATCTAGCTGATCAAACAACTGCTCCAACTTCAACAAGTGGAGTAAACAAGATATACTCTAAAGCTACTCTAGGTATGGGTAAGTCAGGAGTATTTTTTGTAAATACTACCACAAGCGATGAGCTGGTCAGTAGACGCAGAGCACTTGGCTTCAGCATGATATTTTAAGGAAAGAATAATGGCGATTTCAAATAAAGCAGTTACAGTATCAGGAGGCGGTAATGATGATATATTCACATGTCCTGGAACTCTAGTTACTGACATACAAGAACACGCTGTGACTTGTTTAATATTTTGTAACATAAGCACTACTGACTCAGTTGTATTAAATTTAACAGCTACGCCACAAGGTGGTGCTGCTCGGTCTTTGATTAAAAATTTAACTATTCCAGCAACAGAAACATTTACATTTGACACAGAAAAGTTAGTACTGTCTACAGGTGATACGCTAACAGCAACAGCAGACGTTGACGGCAGATTAGAAGTAACAGTTAGTTCATTTAGAGTAAGCTAATGAGATTTATAAAACAATCACAGTTGAATTTTAGAAACGTAAAAGACTACAGTGTAGTTGTAGAAACTGACGGCCGTGTAACCATGGACGGAGTTATTTCTCTACAACTACCATCTGGCACAGGTGATCCTGCAGAAACAACTGATACAGATTTAAATCAACGCCCCACAAGTGCAATTAACGGAATGATTCGTTACAACACTTATGGTACAGACGGTGGCGAGCTTGAAGCATATCAAGCAGGTCAATGGAGAGCTATTAGATTTAAAGAACCTACTAAAATTACTTTAGATTATATCGGAACTGGCGATGATATTGAAACAGTGTTTGGTCCTTTAAATCCAGATCCGTTCTTATACCCAACTATTGAAAATGGTACAACTTGGAATGCCACACAGATTGCTCTTAATCTTGTAGTGTTTGTTGAAAACGTTCAACAGATTGGAACAATTAACTTTGATGTTATACAACAACCAACTGGCTTCGGCGGAGACCTTGAAACTTATATTGATTTCGGTCTAACTCCAGTACCGTTAGGCAAGCAAGTACACGTACTACACAGATTCGATCGTTAATTGAATCAATAAATAGTGTATTGGAGCGATAAATGGCTGATACACTAGGTAGAATTTCCGGACAACTGTTAAAAGCTGATCTTTCTAGAGACGGCCAGCCGTTGAATTTTGAAAACGGTTTATTATATCTCAACACCGCAAACAGATATGTAGGTGTAAACGAAGAAAGTCCGTTTAGAAATCTATTTGTCAACGGTACTACAAATACTAGTGATTTAATTTCTACAGATGGTCTAGCTGGACTCACTAGTCTATTGATCAGTGTTAGTGGTAACAGTATTACCACCGCTGATGATCTTAATTTAACTGCTGCTAACTATGTGTTTGCTAATATTGTCACAACAGATGATCTTGAACTAGCTAACAATACAATCTCATCACTAACGGAAAATGCCAGCATTGGTCTAGACCCTAGTGGCACTGGCACGTTAGAAGTACACAGTGATGTTAATGTTCTTAATTCTAATAGTTTGTATGCACAAGGTAATATTACACTTAGTGGTAATTTAATAATTGGCAATGCTCCAACAGATACTATAACATTTTCAGCTAATGTTAATAGTGATATTATTCCTAATCTTACAGATACACATTCGTTAGGCTCTAATAACAGCATTGGCGGCAACGAATGGCAAGGAGTTTGGCCATTATTGTTAAACGGTCAAAGCATTAGCACTACAGGTATTGGTATTGGCGCAGCAAATCTTGCATTACGTCCTGGAAATATATTATATGTTGCAGCCAGCGGTAGCAACACCAATGAAGGCGATCATCAAAATGCTCCATATGCAACAATTAAACATGCACTGTTACAAGCACAATCTGGAGATGTTGTTTACATTTATCCAGGAACATACACAGAAATAACTCCACTAACTGTTCCTGTAGGAGTTCATGTTAAAGGCATGGGTATCCGTAGTGTTACTATTATACCTGACGCTACTACTAACAATAAAGATGTATTTTTATTAAACGGTGAAACTACAGTTAGTGATATATCAATTAAAGATTTTTATTATGATTCTGTTGGTAATACCGGATACGCTTTTAGATTTGCCGCAGGCATGCAAGTATCTACTCGTAGTCCTTACATACAAAATATATCAGTTATCACAAATGAAACAGCGCCTGGCGCACTAGATGCAGGACGCGGCGCACTAGTAGATGGTAGTGTTGCTAACACGTTAACTAAAGAAGCCAGTATGTTATTCCACAGTGTGACATTTATCACGCCCAACGCTAACGGCCTAACTATGACCAACGGTGTTAGAGTAGAATGGTTAAACTCATTTACTTATTTTAATAATATTGGATTATATGCACTAAATGGCACCGGCAGATACGACGCTAACACACTAACTACTCGTTATGGTGCAGAATTACGAAGCATTAGTTCAGCTAATGTCTACGGAAATATAGGCGCACAAGTAGAAGGTTCGTCATGCTTGATGTATCTTATTAATCATAACTTTGCATATATTGGCGCAGGCACTGATGTTACTAATGATCCTTCGCTAAACAATTCTACAAACGAAACATTAGAATACGGTGGAGGCAAGATTTATTATCAAAGTTTAGATAATAAAGGTAACTTCCATGTAGGTGACGCATTTAGAGTAAGTTTTGATACAGGAAATGCTACCATTGGTGGTGTTGCCACTTCCGCATCAGGTACAACTTCTATAAATTTTACATCGGCCACATCAGAAACACTGATCAATGCAGAACTAGTATCAACTGGTACAATAGCATTTAACAATAATACAATATCTAGTTATGTAGACGAAATTAATTTAGTAGCAGCTACTAATGAAATGACTTTATTCCAAGATGTATATGTAACAAGAAACATTACAGTTGTTAACGATTTTAATATTGAAGGTGCATTGATATTAGGTAATCAACCTATAGATGTCATAGAATTTGAAGCAGATGTAGACTATGATCTACGTCCCTCAACTACAAACACTTATAATTTAGGTTCACTTGCTAAAAAATGGTTATCTGCCAAAGTTATTGAGCTAGATATTGGTACTACTTTAAAAATCAGCGGGCATACTGTTGAATCGTTGACTGCTGGCATAGACTTAGAACTAATACCAAATGGCACTGGTAAAGTTACTATAAGTTCTAATACTGTTGTTGAAAATGATCTAACAGTTAGTGCAAACACTGCCCTTAAAACAACCAACATCACAGGTGTTGTAGATCTAATAGGCAATGTTAATAGAACTGGTGATATAAATCAAACTGGCAATACTGTTATAGATGGATCATCTGTAGTAGCAGGTTTTGATGTTATCACAGGATTTTGGGGACAGTCTGGAGTTCTACTAACATCTGATGATGACAGCACTAAAACAATTACTGTTGATGTTTCTCTTGCTGGCGCAATTACTGTTGTCAGCATAACATTTGGATCCCCATCGGGAATTTATAGATCGTTTGGCGGCACACGATGGATCTTTATTCAAACTGGCACTCTCGACGTTAGTAGCACAGCCGAACTAGACAACGTAAGAATTAGTACAAATACAATTAGCACTATCACTTCTGACACAGATTTAAAACTACTAGCTGCTGGTACAGGACTAGTTTACGTTCCTTCTGACAATGTGCTAGTGAGTCAGAATGTCACAGTAAACGATACAGTACACGCTGATTCTGTAACTGTACACGGAACTACAACTGCTAACAAATTTGACAACGGTGATATTACTATAGAAGATAATATTATTCAAACTACTGTTGGAAACAATGATCTAGAACTAGGTGCTGCTACTACTGGGCTAGTTAAGGCAGATTTAGATTCAGTTGAAATTACTCAAAATCTAACAGTTTTATTAGATACAAATTTAAAAAATACAGTAATAGGTATAGGCGGATTAACACCAACACTATCTACACTTGACCTTACTGGTGATTACATTCAAGTAGGTGACGTAACTCTACAAACTGGTAATAGAAATATATCTTCAACTTTAGATGTAGACAGTAATGCTTACTTTGAAGATATATCAATAGTTAACAATGTGTTAAGTACAACTACTACTGATACAGACTTATCATTACAAGCTGCTGGCTCTGGTATAATTGATATTGATGATAATGCTACGTTTAATCAAAATTTAAGAGTTAACAGTACAACTTACACTAATGGCATAACTAATTCTGGCACTATTTCGTCTGATACATTCAGCGACAACGATATAGAAATTAGCACAAATACTATTACAACTACTGTAGGCAACAATAATCTTAGATTATTAGCAGCAGGTGCTGGTATTGTATTTGTGCCTAATGATGCTGTAGAAATTGAGCAAGATTTAACTGTTAACGGTGCTACTATTTTACAAAGTACAGTAATTGGAACAGGCACTGCAATAACCCAAGTAAGTCAAAATTTGTCAGGCACATCAAGCCCAACTGGATTTTTCTTCTATGGCTGGCAAATATTAAATCCTGGACAAACTGTACCAACATTTAGTGTAATTCAACCAGGCTGGACAGTAGTTGGTCAACCCACTTGGGTAGTTTCTGTAGTAGGCGATGGCGTTAGTAATTATGATATTACCATAACAGGTGGAGTGTTTGCGTCTGGAGGCACATATTCGTTCACTGGTCCAATGCCTGCTGATGTAACCTTAACTGGCAATTATCTTCAAACTGGTAACACTCTACAGACTGGTAACAGAAGTATCTCAACAACACTTGATGTAGACAGTAGTGCGTATTTTGATGATATAGCATTTATTACCAATAGAGTAATCACAGACACTGCTGATACAGATTTATCACTTAAGGCTGCTGGTACAGGTAAAGTTGTATTCAATGACAATGTTACATTTAGTCAAGCAGCAACTATTGGTACCTTAGTAACTAACGGACTTACAAATAGCGGAACTATTACTTCTGATTTTTTTACAAATAACAATATAGAAATTAATGATAATTACATCACAACTATAGTCGGAAACGATAATCTTATTTTATCAGGCATTAGCACAGGTGGTCCAAAATTAGAAAAAGTTAAATTTAACGGTACTACTATTAGTACAGAAACTGTAAACGAAGGTATTATATTTTCAACCCCAACTAGTAATTTAGTAATATCTGGAACAAACGCATTACGGGTACCTGTAGGAACTACTGCAGATCGTACAACACTAACACAGGGCGAGTTTAGATTTAATACTACTGACTCGTTGTTTAGAGGGTTTAGTACTGCTACTGTTAGTTTTAGTGGAGTATACTCTGCAAATAAACTAACAAATGTTCTAACACATCCTACAAATAATACTTTAATTTTTACAACTAACAATGCTGCTGCAATGACCATGTCAACTAGCGGTATCACAGTCGGTAGATTAGACACTGATAACAATCTAAGCATCAGCGGTAATACTATATCAACACTTACCACAAATTCTAATATAGTACTAACACCTAACGGCACTGGTGAAGTAATAATGGATGATCTATCATTTGGTGTCAACGAACTTACTAACCTAAATGCCTCTACTCCAATTATTTTTCAAAATCTTGGAACAGGTTATGTAGAATTTGCCGGTACTGCCGGTATTACATTACCAAAAGGCGATAACGATTCACGACCAGCAACTCCACAAGTAGGTGACTTACGTTATAACACTCAATTATCAATTGCTGAAATTTTTAATGGTGTTGAATACGCTTCACTTGCAGGCACTGGAGCAGAGCTTCTAGCAGGTGAACAAGTACAAGAATTATCAAGCCTTATGAGTCTTGTGTTTGGTTAAAAACTCAAACGAACTAAATACAATTACTGTAAGAGTTGGCTAACTCCTACGATATTAAACTGTGGTAAACCCGCAATGCAAGGTGGTTAACCGTGAAACACGGGGTCTAAAGGAGCACTCATGAGCCAGCTTGGTCGAATTTCCGGTCATTTACTAAAAGAAGATTTACTCAGAAACGGCCGTGATTTAGCTTTTGAGACAGACTTACTTTATCTTAAAGTAACTAAACCTGGCGACACAGCACAACGTGTTGCTATCAATGTACCTGTATTAGACATTCCTAGCTTAACAGCAGATTTAACAGTAAACGGTACAACACAAACAACAAACATAGAAGTTAATGGTCAAGCAGATCTTGCCGATGTTAGAATTTCTGGAAATACTATTGAAAGCACTAACGTTAATGGTATTTTAAATCTAGTAAACGGCGCGGGTAATCAAGTAAACTATCAAACAAAACTAGTAGTTGATGACATTAGCATTGAGGCTAATACTATTACAACTACTACGGGCAATGTAAATTTAGAAATTCGTCCAAACAAAACAGGCGGAGATCCACTACTACACGGTTCATTAGACATCTATGCAGATACTAATATCTACGGAAATTTAACAGTATCTGGTAACATTGAAACTGACGGTAACATTATTCTAGGAGGCGGCCCCGGGCCTGATACAGTAACATTTGATGCAGAAGTTGCTAGTGATATTATTCCCGATAACGACAACATTCGTCAACTAGGCTACGGTGGCACCGCATTTACTTCACCAACTGATTTTACGCTAGGAGATATTACAGTAACTGTCAGCGGATCTGGGGCATTTGTAATGTTGTCTATTCCAGCAGCTGGCCCTGCTTGGGTTAATACACTAATTACACATACATTTGGTAAAGCATATGGATTAGTGCTAGAAGGAATCAGCACTAATTATAACGTAAACACTTCGGGCGCATGGATTGGAACTAATCCCAAGACAGTATTTACTACCAATGACGGCTTACTAGATGGAGTATATAATGTTGTTTCTATACGATTTGATCAAAAGCGTTGGAAAGACCTATGGGTACAAAATCTCTATGCTGATACTATTGTAGCAGGCGATCTCGTTGTAGATAATATTAATTTAGCATTACCTCCTGGTAACTTATATTTTGTCAGCACTAACGGCAACAATGCCAACCTCGGTGAGCATCAAAACGATCCGTTTTTAACAATTGAACACGCATTATCAGTTGCTACATCTGGTGATACTATCTTTATCTACCCAGGCACATATTTAGAAACATTTCCGCTAACTGTGCCAGTAGGCGTTGCTATTCGTGGCGAAAGTATTCGTGCAGTTATTATTGAACCAACTATTGCAACCATTGACAAAGATGCATTCTTGTTAAATGGTGAAACTACTATTGAAGATTTAACTATCAGCAACTATAGATATGACGCGGTAAATGATACAGGGTATGCTTTTAGACTAGCAACTAATTTTCAAGTAACTACACGCAGTCCTTACATTAGGAACGTTACAGTCATTAGCAGAGGTAGCGTAACTAGCAGCACCGATCCTTACGGGTTTAATAGTGATGATGCAGGTAAAGGTGCCCTAGTAGATGGTAGTGTGGCAAACGCATTAAGTAAAGAAGCTAGTATGCTGTTCCACAGCGTGACATTCTTTACGCCTAATCAAGAAACATTAACTGCAACTAACGGTGCTCGTATTGAATGGCTAAATTGTTTTACCTACTTTGCTGACAAAGGTATGCACTTGTATAGCAGTAATGATGGATTTGCTGGAGCAGGATTAACAAGATTAAAATTACCAACAGCTACACGAACAGGCACTTGGGCAGTGGGCAATACTGTTAGCTACTATGGCACAGACGGAACTACTGTACTAACTTCGGGTACTGTTGATAGTGTTGACGGCGACTGGATTAATCTAACAGGAAGAGTTCAGGGATTTTTAATCCCAGATGATCGTGCCCCTAAGACATTAACACTGAACGGTAATGCAAAGTTAAGCACAGCAGAAAAAAAGTTCGGCACAGCTAGTCTTATATTAGACGGCACTGGTGATTATATTTCACACACGTCTATCACCGATTTTGGATTTGGCACTGGAGACTTTACTATAGAGGGGTGGTTCTATAAAACAGCCTCACTTTCACAAATCTTAGTTGATACTAGAACAACCGCAACTGAAAATTCAATCATGGTGCAGTCCAACAGTGGAGGAAACTTAAGATTATTTGTAAACGGTGTGTTTGTATTAACATCTAGCAATAATCATACTCTCAATACTTGGAATCATCTTGCTATTTCTCGTGTTAGCGGCGTCACTAGATTTTTTATTAATGGTGTCGTGTCAACCAATACTTATGTTGACGCTACTGATTACGGAACTACAAAACCTTTAGTATTAGGTGCGTCATTCGTTGGTCTTACTTCCTTTAGCGGATATATTGACGATTTTAAAATTAGTAAAGGTGTAGGACGTTATACAACAACATTCACAGCACTAACTAGTCCATTCACTAGCGACCTAGCTACAGTATTACTATTACATTTTAATGGATTAAACAACAGCACAAACGTTGTTGACGATGGTGTAACTTTTGTTGACGTTCGTAGTTCGGCAGGCGGTACAACAACTGATCTAGCTGTTGCAGACTATTCGGACTTTGGTGCAGAAATTCGTTCAATCGGTTCAGCAAGTGTTTACGGAAACTACGGTGTCTATGGCGACGGTGTTGGGGTTATTGCTTATCTAATTGGACAAAACTTAGCCTACATTGGCAATGGCAAATCTACTACTAATGATCCTAATACTGTTATACAGGCAAATGAGATTGTTGAATTAAATGGCGCAAAGATCTACTATCAATCAGTTGACCACAAAGGCGATTTCCGCATTGGCGACTTATTCTACGTTAATCAAGAAACAGGCGAAGTAACATTCTCTAACTCAAATGTTACTATTGGCACAAGTTTAACATTTGATGACGGCGCGGGCAACGTAACTTACCTTGATGCTAGCAAAATTGAAACTGGCGATTTTAGAATTAGCGGCAACACTATTGAAACCTTAACACAAGATTTTAACATACAGTCTGCGCTGAATTTAATCAACTTACAAAGCAACGTAACTATCACAGGTAACTTAGATGTAACAGGCGACGTTACCATTGGCGGCAACATTCTCATTGGAGATCAATCAACTGACACAGTTAGTTTTGTCGCCGGCGTAAACAGTGATATACTACCTAACAATCCACTCGGCACGCCAGTTTACAATCTAGGTACTGTTAGCCAGCAATGGTTAAATTTATATGCGTCACAAATTAGCATTGCTGATGTACAGATTGACACTAATGTTATTCGTACAACTGCTACCGACACAGATCTAACACTGCAGGCAAATGGATCTGGAAGAATCTACATTCCTTTAAATGACGTACAAATTAGTCAAAATTTAACTGTTAACGGAACAACGACTCTAGCAGATACTGATATTGGTACTGTTGGTACCCCTGCAACTGTTACACACGTTGGTAATGTAACACAAACTGGTAACCTAACTCAAACAGGCAATATAGACCTAACTGGCACACTTACTACTGGCAGCTATGCACAGTTTGCAGACATACGCATTCAGTCTAATGAATTAAAAACCACTCTGCTAAACAATGACCTAACATTGGGTGCAGCAGGCACTGGAAAAATCTACATTCCATCAAATGATGTACAAATTGATCAGAACTTAACTGTTACAGGTTATATTGATGTCACTACCTTAGATGTAGACACTACTATATCATCAGATGTGTTTTCTACTGGTGATATTCTAATAGATAACAACACAATCTATACTACACTTAGCAATAACAATTTAGTATTACAAGCTGCAGGTACAGGTAAGATATATGTGCCAAGCAATGATGTACAGTTTGATCAAGATTTAACAGTCAATGGCTCTACTAATTTAAAAGGCACAACCATTGTTGGTACCGTAACCCATACTGGTAATGTTACACAAGTTGGTAATGTTACACAGACTGGTAGCACTGAGATAACAGGTACTTTGACCGTTGGATCTACTGCACAGTTTCAAGACATCAAAATTGACACAAACATTCTAACAACAACTGTTGGCAATAATAACTTACAATTAACTGCTGCAGGTACTGGTAGAATTTATGTTCCTACTAACAATGTTACAATTGAAAACACATTAACCGTAGTAGGCACTAGTACAACTAGTACAATTAGCAACACTGGCACAGTATCGTCAGGTACGTTTACTACTAGTAATATTTCTATAACTAGCAATAATATAACAAGTACCGTAGGTGATACTAATCTTGTTCTAGAAGCAGCAGGCGCTGGCAAAATTTCTGTACCATCAAACAATGTACAGTTTGACCAAGGCTTAACTGTTAATACTAACACTAATTTAAAAGATACAACTATTGTTGGGACTGTTACACACACTGGCGCAGTTACACAAGTCGGTGATCTAACTCAAACTGGTAGCACTGAGATAACAGGCACATTAACTGTTGGCTCAACAGCACAATTTCAAGATATTAAAGTTGATCTTAATGTTATCACTACTACTATTGGTAATAATAATCTAGTACTAGAAGCAGCAGGAACAGGTCGTGTAATTGTGCCTAATGACGATGTTGATGTTGCACAGACGTTAACAGTCACTGGCACAACCGGTACTACTACAATAAACAATACTGGCACTGTTACTTCAGGAACATTTACCACAGGCAACATTAGCATAAATGGAAATACTATTCAAACCACAGTTGGTAATAGTAATTTGCAATTGTCAGCCGCAGGCACAGGGTATATTCAACTTGAACAATTTGATGTACAAGAAAATGAAATTAGAATTAATACAGGATCTGATCTAACACTAACACCTAACGGTACAGGTATTGTCACTGTTAATTCTACACAGAGTATTAAAATTCCAGTAGGAGATAATGCTGCTCGTCCAACAGGCGCAGCTGGTATGATACGTTTTAATACAGACCTAACACGCTATGAAGGGTACAATGGTACAGCCTGGGTAAGATTAGACGGCGTTGAAGATGCCGATGGCAATACAAAGATCACAGCAGAGTTAACTCCTGGCGCAAATGACAACACTATTAGATTTTATGCAGATGGGACACAGGTCGCAGACTTAACCTCAACAAGATTAAACACCAACAATATAGATGTTGGTGCTATCAATCTTAATAATAACGTTATTTCAACAACCACTACTAATACTGACTTATTACTAAGTCCCAATGGAACAGGACAAGTAAGGATTGGTAATTTTGCATTTAGTAGCAATATTATCTCAAATACCGTAAATAACAGTATAACAGTAATAAGTCAAACGGGTGATGGTTATGTTAAAATAAACAGCACAGGAGGATTTGTAATTCCTGTGGGTCGTACAGATCAGCGTCCAAGTGTATATGACACTGGCATGATGAGATTTAATTCTACAGATCAACGAGTTGAAATTTGGAACGGAACAGCATGGGTAGGTGTAGCACAAGGCGGAGCAGGTGGCGGAGTAACGCAATCTGAAGCCACTGATATTTCAATTCTCAGTGCAATTATATTTGGATAAAGAAAATGGCATCATATTTTAGAACAAAAGTAGCAAAAGATATTGGAACTGTGGCAGTAGATATATTAGAAACAGTTAGCAATAATAGATTTACAGTCATTGGTTGTAATCTAGCTAATACAACAACGGATCCTGTGTCAGTAGACATTAAAGTAATTGATGCATTGGCTGTTGAAGCGTACTATATAAAACAGTTGATTATTCCTGCGCACACATCTGCTAAGGTCATTACCAACGGTGAAAAATTAATTCTAGCAGAAGATTGTACATTAAGAATTGTATCAGATACTCTTGCCAGCATTGATGCTGTTATCAGTTACGCAGAAATTATATAAGGATAACTTATGAGTACTAATTACTTTTTTGGAAGAGACGCAGCAGAAATGGTAGGAGGAAATCCTAGATATTTCTACGGTCTACGTAGAACTGACAACGGTGAATTATTTTTAGCTAAGGTTGACCAAACGTCACCTACAGACAGTGTACAAATCAACGCCCCAGGCAACTCTACAGGTAACTATACTAACTTTGATGTCGGACAAGATTTTTACGAAGGTAGAGATGTTTATCATAATTTAGTTTTTGAAAATTTAAACTATGAACAATACAAGTGGGATGATAGAAGTGTGTACTATTACATAAACGATGAAGGTGAACTAGTAGTTCGTATTAATCAAAAGTATACATATGACGAAACCTCGTCTTCAAACGGATTAGGACAATAAAATGGCAGATTTTAGACTAGACAGGATTAAATTTAGATGGGTTGGCGTGTGGAACGGCAGTCCTGACACAACTTACATTAAAGACGATGTTGTCATGTTCGACGGCAAGACGTATGTTTGTTTAATCGGACATACTCCAACTGGTTATTTTTATGATGATCTAACACCCGTTGTTCCTTCCTATGAAATCTCGTTGCCTAGATGGGAATTAATGTTTGACGGCCAGCGGTGGCTCGGCGAATGGTCAACTGGTACACAGTATGTTGAAGGTAATATTGTAACATACAAGGCCTACGTATATAGATGTATAATCCCACACGCTTCTCCTATTAATCCTAATCTTGGAATTCAGGCAGATATTTTAAAATGGGAAGTAATAGCCAAGGGGTCTAACTGGACAAACATTTGGGAACCAAATGTTTATTATGATCTAGGAGATGTTATAACATATAACGGATATGTCTACATCTGTAATACTCGTCATCGTTCAGCTACAAGTGTATCATTAGGACTTGAAATAGATCAGTTAAAATGGACGTTAGTTAATACTTCTCAAACTTGGCAAGGAGACTGGACTGGTGGTACTCGTTATAGATATGCTGATATTGTGCGCTACGGCGGAAAAATGTATCAATGTATTGACGGACACACTAGTGCTAGCGTATCTGTTACTCTAACAGCATTATCGTTTACAGTTAGTGCAGGAATTGCGACCCTTACCTATGCAGCACAATCTCTTGCTCCTTATGCAATTGGTTCAACAGTTACGCTAGCAGGTTTTGACCCAACAACAACAGCCAGTCCTGTTAACATAGTTAATACAACATTTACTGTGGTAACTTGTACATCTACACAAATAACATTTGAATTAACCGGAGTATATGCTAGTTTAGTATTCGGGACAGTTACCGGAACTAGTCAGTTAGGTTTAGAAGATGACAGTTTAAAATGGACAACTTATTTGTCAGGTATAGAATATAAACATGACTGGGAAATAACTGTTCGATATAAAATTAATGACATTGTAAAGTATGGACCAACATTATGGAGATGCATAAGCAGTCATACATCTGGTATACTGTTTACCTCAAATTCTGCAGCATGGGAAGTATGGCTTCCGGGGTTAACTTATGACAGAGGATGGAATGCTAATACTCCGTATAAAAAAGGAGACATTGTTTTATACGGTGGATATGCATGGACTGCGTTAACTAACACCACAGGATCAATCCCTAGCATTAACAATTTATTACAAGACACTGGCAATTGGGAACTATTAAAGCAAGGATATGTGCATCAAGGAGAATGGTTACCTTCAGCGCAATATTATCCAGGTGATGTTGTTAGGGTTCGTGGATATTTATATATTGCACTAGTAGACACTAGTCTAAATCACCCCAATGACAGTGCAGATTGGCAGTTGATAGTGCCTGGCAGTAATTGGAAGGCAGAATGGGACGAAACTTCTGATTATTTCTTAGGAGATATTGTTGTATATGCAAGTACTTCTTATTCTTGCATACAACGACATTCTGGGGCAGCACTTAATTCAAGACCTGACTTAGATATCATTAATGCATATTGGATAGTATTATTCCAAGGAGCACCTACTAATGTATTAACTAACCGTGGTGATCTTAAATATTTTGATACTGCTACTACACGTTTACCAATAGGTACCACTGGATTTACGTTACAGGTTAATGAAACAGTCAAACCTGAATGGGCAAATTTTCAATTAGTTGAAAAAGTTTATTATGTAGCAACTAGTGGTGTTGATAATGCTGATTCTGGTACTACACTTAATTCACCGTTTAGAACTGTGAGATTTGCCTGCAACTTTATTTTAGAAGATGAAGCAAATCGTGCACCAGCTACAATTTTTATTAAATCTGGAATTTATGAAGAAATTATTCCTATTAGTGTGCCTGCAAATGTTGCTCTAGTAGGCGATGAACTTAGAACATCTACTATAATGCCTGCAACTGGATATGAATTAAACAATATGTTCCTTGTTAGAAACGCTAGCGGTATTCGAAATATGACATTGCAAGGGTTAAATGGAACATTAGGAGCACCAAACGAGTTCGGAACACGTCGACCTACAGCTGGCGCATATGTTAGTCTAGACCCAGGCAATGGAAACACTGATGAAGATGTATGGATTACAACACGAAGCCCGTATGTACAGAACGTTACTACATTTGGTACTGGCTGCGTTGGTATGAAAATTGACGGATCCTTACACAATGGTGGAAATAAATCCATAGTTGCTAACGATTTTACACAGGTATTATCAGATGGTATTGGGTACTGGGCGTCGTTTAACGGGTTATCTGAGCTTGTATCAGTCTTTACGTACTTCTGTCATATTGGTTACTTATCAACTGATGGCGGAAGATTACGAGGCACTAACGGCAATAATTCATATGGACTATACGGTAGTGTTTCAGAAGGATTTAATCCTGCAGAAAATTTTATAACCGCATTAGTTGACAACCAGTCTCAAGAAGCACAAGTAGACATAGTACATACAACAGGATCAGAAATATTTGCATTTGCATACTCAAATGCAGGACTAGCATATACTACTGCAACTAATACTGTTACTGGTTCTGGATATGATATTGATGCAAGATTTGAAGAATTTAGAAACACTGCATTATACGAAATTAGATCAACTGATCTTGACGGAAATAATATTTTTGGTGGACTAAATTATCAATATTTGTTAAATTCTGCACAACTCGGTGATGATGTTTCTATTACATTGGCAGCAGCAGACACTACAGGTACAAATGCACTATATTCAGGTCAACGTATTTTTATTGCCTCTGGTGCTGGAATTGGGCAATACGGATATATTACTACATACGACGATACTACAAAAGTAGCGTTGATTAGCAAAGATATAGACGGTACTCCTGGATGGGAATCAATTTATCCTGGTACTCCTATAGTCACAGCATTAGACTCGTCAACAAGATACAGTCTTGAACCTAGAGTTATTGTAGAAGAACCTCAATTTTTAGCAAGCACTGGAACCTCTCCAGTTTCTGTCTCTGGAATGGCATACAGTAACGGTCAATTTGTGGCAATATCTACTGCAGGCAATGCTGCCCACAGCACTGATGGTGTAGCTTGGACAAGCAAAAATATTGGAGGATCAGTAACTTACGTAACTGGCGCCTCTGACAATTTTATTGCATTTACTGATAGCGCAACAAGTACAATCTATAGATATGCCGGAACTACATGGGGCTCGGTTGATATAGGGGCAACAGCTACATGGGTAGGAGCAACATACGACCGTGTAAATAATTACCTAGTGGCAATAAGTTCAGGAACTGATTCACGTATTTCAACTAATTACGGAGCATCATGGGCAGGTGGCGGAACTTTAACGCAATCAGGTTGCGTTGAAATTGCAGCGAATGGAAGAGTAATTGTTGCTATTAAAACAGGAAATACATTCACAGTTTCAACTAATCAAGGAACAACTTGGACAAATGTAACAGTTCCTATATCTCGAACATGGAACAGTATTACTTACGGTGCTGGCAGATTTGTTGTGGTTGGTAATACTACTGATACAATATATAGTTTTAACGGAACAACCTGGTATCAAGGAACTATTAATCTTTCTGCAAGAAATTGGTCAAAAGTTAGATATGCTGAAGGATTATTCTTAGCAGTAAACAGCGTTGATGGACGTATTGCAACTAGCCAATGTGGTAAAAATTGGAGGTTGACTACTAAAACAGGAACAACGAAGCAGTTTACTGTAGATCAACCATATGCAGTTCTGGCTGCAGGAACTATTAGTGGAGTGCCAACTTGGATTGCCAGTGGCAATAGTGGCACAGGGTTAGGTATTATAAAATCGGGAGCAATTGCCACAGTGCGAGCAATTGTCACATCAAGTAGAATACAAAAGTTTTTAATTTATGAGCCAGGTAGTGGCTACGTAGCTACGCCTTTAATTACTATAACTGACAACGGCAATACCGAAGATGTAACTTATATAGTAAGACTAGGCAATGGGGTACTACCACAACCTGCCTTTTATAACAACGGATTAGGATATGTTAGAGCCACTGCCACAATCAGCGGTGACGGATATGCAGATATATTTCAAAATAGCGGAACATTGTATGTTAATAATCTAAGTAGATTACCTGGACCAGGCGACAACTTAGAAATTAATACTATTAATGATGTAGTATATAAAATCACTAGTATATCAGATGTTTCAGGGACAGCTCCAAATTTTAGTGGTCGTATTATTATAACACCCACCATTGATAGAAAGAAATCCCCTGCACATGCGGTCAACGTAACTATTAGACAAAGTTATAGTCAAGTTCGATTAACTGGGCATGACTTTTTAGATATTGGCACTGGTAATGTATTGCAAACACAATACCCTGAGTTATATTTAGACGGATTTACCCAAATTAACGAACCTCAACCTTTTAACGAAGTTGTTGAAAAAGGCGGCGGCCGCGTATTCTATACAAGCACTGATCAAGATGGTAATTTCCGAGTTGGTGAATTATTTAAAGTTGAACAGTCAACGGGAGTAGTATCAGTTAATGCTAGCTATTTTAACTTATCAGGACTAACTGAATTAAGTCTTGGAGGAATTCAAGTTGGTGGCAGTGCTGTGGTTATTAGGGAGTTTTCTAAAGATCAAAACTTTGCCGCTAATTCTAACAGTATAATTCCAACCCAGCGAGCAATTATTGCATATCTAACATCTAGAATTTCTAGCGGTGGAGCTGACGCAGTTACTAACACACTAATTGCTGGACAAGTTAAGATTAATAGTAACAATATTACAACAACTTCTGGATTGCCAATAACAGTATTTCCTAAAGTTAACATTACCGGTGGTACAGATGGCAAGTATCTCAGTGCTATGTACTACGCATTTGGGTCCATGGTGGGCATTTGATAAATAGATAAAGCGAACGGAGTTCTTTAATGGCTGAGTTTAAATTAGGTAGAATACGATTTATTTGGAAGGGCGATTGGTCCGATATTACTGTTTATTACAAAGACGATATTGTAAGAAACGGTGGTAACACCTACGTGTGTGTTGCTGGACATACAAGCTCAGCAGAATTTCCTATAGATTCAATCAAATGGAATAAAATTTCTGATGGTCAAGTATGGAAAGATTCCTGGTTACCTGCTACTTATTATAATCAAAATGATATTGTTAAGAACGGCGGATATCTATACATTGCAAATACTGCCCATACAAGTGCAGCCACAGAAATATTAGGTTTAGAAGATGCACAACATGTAGCAATTACTGGCGTATCAATCGATGGGATTGCAGGACAATTTTCATGTGACGACACAGTATTAGATATTGATTCTGCAATCATTGTATCGGGCACAACATTTTCAAGCGGTAGCATTGTAGGTTACGTTAATCCTAAAACATATTATGTTATTGCAACAAATGGTGTTAATACTTTTACACTATCTGCAACTAAAGGCGGTCCAGCAGTTGTAACAACAGCATCAACTGGAGCAGTTACTGGTATTACTTTTACAACTAGTTACTGGGATATCTTTACAGAAGGATTTAATTACACAGGCGACTGGGGTATTGGACAACGATATAAAATTAACGACATTGCAAAATACGGTAGCTCAGTTTATATTTGTACAGTACAACATACTTCAGCTGCAACATTTGCACTGGGTCTTGAGAGTGAACAAAACGTAGAACTTGAAAACGTAGTTATTACATCAATTGCAGGACAATTTTCATGTGACGCTACAATTTTAGATATAGATGCTGCAATCATTGTATCGGGCACAACATTTTCAACTGGTAGTATTGTAGGATATACAAATCCTAAAACATATTATATTATTGAAACTAACGGAACTACAACATTCACGTTATCTGCAACTAAAGGCGGTCCAGCAGTTGTAACAACAGCATCAACTGGAGCAGTTACTGGTATTACATTTAAAAATAGCAAATGGAATTTGTTTGCTGACGGATTGACCTGGAATGACGTCTGGAATCCCGACACTCGCTACAAACGTAACGATGTAGTGAGATATGGCGGTACCTTATATATTTGCGTTGAAGGACATACCAGTGCAGCAACTGCTGCGTTAGGCCTTGAAGACGATCAAGCCAAGTGGGAGTATGCGCACAAAGGTATTGAGTATCTAGGGAACTGGCAAGGTTCTACACCAGGACCAGCGGTCCGTTATAAAATCAATGACGTTGTAAAATACGGTGGTGGACTTTGGATTTGTGTTACACCTCATACAAGTCAAACGTACTTAACTGATGACGAATCTAAATGGGAACAATTTGTAGAAGGTTTAGAATTTGAAGATTCTTGGTTAAACACTACTCGCTATCAACCTGGTGACTTTGTTACCTACGGTGGATATAGCTATGTTGCAAAATCTAACAACTTGAATGCAAAACCTACAGCAAGTCCTTCAGATTGGGACTTATTTACAACTGGCTTTAGATTTGTAGAAGACTGGTCAAATACAGTAGATTATCTAGTTGGCGATGTTATTAGAATTAGCGGATATACATACCTATGTATGTTAGATCATATAGGACAACGTCCACCAAACACTTTATACTGGCAAAGATTAAACTCTGGATTTGTGTGGCAAGATGCCTGGACTAATGGAGATATTTACAATATCGGTGATGCTGTTAGATATAATGACAACAGTTATCTATGTATTGCAAATCACACAGCTGATCAAGTTACATTGCAAAACAGACCAGACCAAGATGTTACTGGATTAGCATGGAATATCATATCAGGTGGCGCAGAATCTGGTAATATGACCACTCAGGGTGATCTAGTATACTATGGCGGCGCTGGACCTACACGTTTACCAATAGGAGAGCCTGGCCAAATCCTTAAAGTTAACACTTTAGGTAATGCTCCAGAGTGGCAATTCTTTGGTGCAATTAATAATGTATTTTATATTTCTGGCGATCGTGGTGTAGACTCACCAGCTCCAGGATATGGTGTAACACTTGATCGCCCTTGGGCCACAATTCGTTATGCAGCAGAGCAAGTTGAAGCAGGTGCTATTAGATATAATGCAAAAACACTGCTACAACTAAACAGAAGTTTTATCCAAGCTGAAGTTGTTAACTATGTAACGTGGAACATTGCTAATCCAACAGGCATTTGGGTAGGATTTACTAATGACGATCCTGTAAAATGTGCAAGAGACATTGGTCAAATTATAGATGCTATTGTATGGGATATATCACATGGTGGTAATGTTCGTACACGTGAAGCAGCCTTAACATATTTTAGTGGCGGCAACATTACCGCAACTGGCGCAACATACACACCAACAACTGGATTGTTAACTATAACTTCAAATGCACACGGATTGTCAGTTGGCAACACTGTGAGATTGGCTCAAGGTTCATTAACATTTACCTGTGCAAGTGACGGCAATACTGTTCCTTACAGTTATCCTAGACCATCAGATCCTGCGAACGGACAAAATTTATTAGTATCCGGAGTAACTCTAAATACATTTACAATTAATGTAGGAGTTTCAAGCGAAACATCTGCGCACACGTTTGTTAGTGCTACTGCAAACGGAATAACAAAATCTGGAACAGCTTTAATTGCAGCAATTGCAGACGAAGACGATCAACTAGTAGCATCAATTAATTATATGGTTACTGTAGCTGATGCTGTATTATCAAATCTAGCACCTGCTGTAAACTATCAAACATTAAATGCTGTTGGATCACCAATAACACAAGTTGTAGATATTTCATATACAGAAGAAACTGATGCACAAGCGTTAGTAGCATCTCTAGCAAGTATTATCTCAACCGCAGTTACTGCAGGTGTAAGTACAGGAATTCCTACAGCACGTATTGGCAACACTACTTTGTTTGTTAAAACAGGAACATTTGAAGAAGTATTACCAATTATTATTCCTGCTGAAACAGCTATTGTTGGAGACGAATTACGTTCTACAAGAATTGTAGCAGCTGGCAGTTTTGTAAATTTAACTGATGTTCCTTATAGTTTATCAGCATTAGCCAGACTAAAAGCTGTAATTGGCCTTGCTATTACTGCACCTGGTTCTATTGTTAAGACAACTGGCAATGCATTAAATCCTGTTACAACACGGCCTGTAGGTTCAGCAGGTGCTGGAACTGCTGCACAAGCATTGATCCAAAATATTGATGATTATATTGATTTTAAAATCAATGCTAATGGAAGTGCTCCTGCGATGACAGGAACAATTACACCTAACACTACAACTGAGTATACATATGCGTTAGATTCATTAGAAGCTAACAGAGCATTTTTAAAAGCAGAAATTATTGCTTATATTGCACTTACATTTAGCGGTTACACATATGATACAGCAGCATGTGCAAGAGATGTTGACAGATACATTGACGCAGTTAAACATGATTTAATCTATACTGGAAACTATCGTTCATTACTAGCAGCAAGATATTATGTTAATGCAGTAAACGGTTCAACATTGGAAGACATGTTCTATGTAAGAAATGGTACAGGTTTAAGAAACTGCACCCTTGCTGGCCTAAATGGAGTATTAGGCTCACCTAACTCCTACGGAACACGTCGACCTACAGCTGGCGCATATGTTAGCTTAGATCCAGGATGGGGACACGGCGATCAACGTGCTTGGATTACTACACGAAGCCCATATGTACAAAACGTTACTACATTCGGTACTGGATGCGTAGGTCAAAAAGTTGACGGAAGTCTACATGCAGGCGGTAACGATTCTATTGTTTCTAACGATTTTACACAAGTATTGTCAGACGGCATTGGTGCATGGGTTACTAATCTAGCTAGAGCAGAACTTGTATCAGTATTCTCATACTACGGACACATTGGTTACCTAGCTGAAAACGGCGGTAAGATTCGTGCTACCAACGGTAACAGCTCATATGGTGATTTTGGTTGTGTTGCTGAAGGAGTTGATGCTACTGAAACAGCAATTACTGCAACAGTAGATAATCGCACATTTGACGCAATTGTAGCAAATGTTTTTACCAGCGGAAGTCAAGTATATGTACTTGAATATTTAAATGCAGGTGTTGGATATACAACATCAACTACTGCAATATTAACAATCAGCAACCTAAGTTTTGCAAACGGACTTAGAACTCAAGGTACTTACCTTGGTATTACTGGAACTTCAAGCGGCCCTGGAACAGGTCAAGAATTTATTATTAATATTGATGATGCAGGGTTGCCGGCTGTAACTATTGTCAAGGGCGGGACAGGACACGTAGCTACTAATGTGATCACTATTGCCGCAGCATTAATTGGCGGCACTGGTCCAGATGTGACATTTACTATTGCCACTGTAGGCAAAGCTACACAATTCTCAGTAACTGGAGAAGGATTTGGAGCCGTAGTTAATAATGCAGTAGTGGGCAACGGATCAGTATATGAAGTTAGATTATTAAATCCAGCTGATAATTTTGGTGGATTAGATTATGTAACTGCTACAAACGTTGCAGCTGAAGGTACTAGCACACAGATTGTCATTTCAAATACAGACAATGCTCTAGATGCAGCTTATGTAGGAATGGCAATTTTTATTACATCAGGTAAGGGTGTGGGACAGTACGGATACATTAATTCTTATAACAGCGGAACAAAAACTGCACAAATCCGCAAAGTTAGCGACGATACTGCTGGATGGGATCATCTAGTGTCAGGTACTGCTATTCAAGCAACGCTTGATGAAACAACAACATATGTTATTGAACCAAGATTAACATTTAGCGCACCTCCATCAGGAACACGGGCATTTGGCCGTGCAAGAGTTGAAGATGGTAAGATTGTTCAAATTAGAATCATTGAACCAGGTACTGGCTATGTATCTGCCCCAACAATGACTGTAACGGATCCTAACAACACTGTAGAAGTACCGCACCAAGTTAGAATTGGCGATGGTGTATTACGCCAGCCAACTTGGACTAATCGCGGCACAGGATTTGTAACTTCACAAGTTGAAATCACAGGTGATGGATATGCTGATCTATATCAGCCTGGACGATATGTACAAGTTGCAGGTCTAACAGAAGTGCCACAAGCAGGTGCAAACGTTACATTTTCTGGCATTCCTGGTGACTATTATAAACTAGTTAGCGTAACACAACTGTTAGGCAATGGTCCATATAGTGCTAGATTACAAGTTAGTCCTGATATAACGATTACACATGCGCCAACACACGGAGATGCTGTTGAATTAAGAATACGCTACAGTCAAGTTCGATTAACAGGACACGACTTTTTAGATATTGGTACTGGAAATTTTGCCAATACCAACTATCCAGGTATTCCGTTAATAGCACCAGACCCGCTTGATGAAACAGTTGACGCTGGCGGTGGTCGTGTGTTCTATACATCAACTGACCAAGATGGTAACTTTAGAGTTGGTGAATTGTTCAGTATTGAACAGGCTACTGGTGTTGCAACATTAAACGCAGATGCATTTAATATTTCTGGACTACAAGAACTACAACTTGGTGCAGTTTCGCTAGGTGGAACTAGTGCAGTTATTACTGAGTTTTCAACAGACGGTACATTTACTGCTAACAGCGATAATATTGTACCAACGCAAAAAGCTATTAAAACTTATATTGCAAGCCAAATTGGCGGCGGAGCAGGCGAGTTGAACGTAAATAGCATTACGGCAGGTTATGTGTTAATTTCTACAAACGAAATAACCACAACAGATCTGCGTCAAATTAACATTTTACAGAAAGTAAATTTTGTTGCCGGTGTAGATGGCCAACCTCTAGCACTGAATTATTACTTATTATCATAAAGGGAGAATACAAATGGCATCAGGAATTTTAGGCACACCGGCCGATTTAGCAGCAGGTTCATATACAACCTTGTATACAGTACCTGCAAGTACGTTTGCAGTAGCCAGTGTGTCGATCGTAAATAGATCAAATACCGCGTTAACAATCAGATTAGCCTGTTCAACACTAGCTACTCCAACAAATGCAGAGTTTATTGAATATGACTCTACAATAGCTCCAAAAGGAATACTTGAAAGAACTGGTATAGTTTTACAAGCTGGTAAACTTTTAGTAGCGTACTCAAGTGCAGTTAACTGCAATGCTGTAGTATTCGGCATTGAGACTGCGACATAAATATAACAAGTAAAAGGAAACCGAGATGGGAAGATACATTTCAACAACAGAGACATCGTCTACTGTATTAAGAACCGTAAGTACTACATATACTGCTGTAGCTAATGATAGAATTGTCTGCACTGCAGGCGGTTTTACAATTACATTACCAGCATCACCATTAGTTAATGATACTATTCAGATCATTGATGCCGTTGGTACAATGGGTAGCAGTAATGTGACTGTGGCACGTAACGGACAAGAAATTCAAAACTTAGCAGAAGACTTAGTATTAAACATTAATAACACTGCTATTACATTAGTTTATACCGGAGTCACATACGGCTGGCTGATCATTAGATAAGGGTGTAAAATGGCAAATTTAACACAATTTTTAGGATTAACAGCAAGTACTGGAGCTTCGTCGTTGACAGTGTTCCCTGCAGATAGGGGCGACAGTGTACAGAACGGCGGCAGATGCTGTAATTATATAATAGACGGGTCCACTACACGGGTAAACGTTGAATTATGGGGAGGCGGAGGCGATGGTAATGGTGCTTGTTGTTGTCAGTGGCCATATGCAATGCCTGCACCGGGACAATATGTCTCAAAAACATTTACAGTAGTATCAGGAGACAGTCTTACTATTTGCGCAGCTGGCTCAGGTTGCTGTTCTCCTAACTGCTGCGGTACACAAGGTCTTCCTAGTTACGTTAATAAAAATGGGTCAACACAAGCATATGCTTATGGCGGTCACGGCGGATGTGCTCTTTGTTTTTATAAAAACTTTAACTGCACAGGTATATGCCACCCAGGTTGCACAAGAAGAGATAACGGAACAGGCGATTTAGTATACTGTACATACGCAGGCATGAGTGCAACGCATAGTTTTTGCGCAACAGGACACTTTGAAACTGCTGCAGGCTCTCCAAAATACTCTCAAAATATGAGAATTGGTTTAAGCAGTTGCTCAGGTTCATGGACTAATACCGGATGTTGTAGACTGTGTAATCACTTCCCAGGTGGTGGTGGTGGTGGTGGTTCTAGCTGCGGTGGACCATGCTGTTGGGGCGGCTGGGGAGCAGGCGGCATGGTTATACTGACATTCTACGGATAAAAGGAAATATTATGGGAATTAGAGAAAATACTATTATTACAAAAACATGCACTTACGATGCTCCTGATGACTATTTGTATCAAACAAATACATTAGGAAATACATGGTCATATGAGTATGAAGGACCAGATAAGTTATGGATTTTTATTAGTGAGGAAACTGGAAGACCATTAAATGGCCAGTGCTTTACAATAAAAGATGATGGTGATGAAATACCAACACCCCCAGGACAGGTAAAAATTTTAGTGGATGCTAATGTTGATACAGTAATAGCCAGCATGATTTGGAGACACAAGTATTATGATTACTTGCCAACTCAAACTGAACAACTTCCAGACGGTACATCATATACAAGACCAATAAATCAACCGCCTGATCATACGTACGAATTTATGGAATGTGTCTATAATATTGCTGCTGGAGAATGGGTTAAACCGTTGCCTTGGAAAAAGCCACACGTTACGTGGGACGATTTACGAAAAGCTAGAACTGCAATGTTAGCGGCATCAGATAAAACCTTAGCTACTACACTAATGTCGGATCAAGAACGTGCTGCGTTTGAAGTATATCGTCAAAAATTAAGAGATTTGCCAGCAGTATTTGAAGGTGTTGATCCTTGGAAAGTTATATTTCCAACAGATCCTACGACAGGAGTTAGCTGATGGCCACACTATCGTCGTTATTTCCAGTCAGTCAGTATCTTGCTGGTGCTAGCGCATCAGGATCATTTAGTCAATTGTATGTGTACAACACTAGTACAGATAGCCCTCAAAATGGCGGACGTTGTTGTCAATGGACTGTACCTGCAGGCACTACTTGGATTAGATTTGAGCTATGGGGCGGTGGCAGCGATGGCCCAGGGTCATGTTGCTGTCAACAACCTAATGCAGCCGGAGGTGCAGGGGCATATGCTAGAAAAACAGTAACTGCAGTTGCAGGTAATACTTACACGATTTGTGCTGGTGGGTCAGGATGTTGTGCTACTGCCTGCTGTGGTACACAAGGATTTACTTCTTATGTAACCGGCGGTACTAGTACCGGAGCTGTAAACATGTGTGCAGCAGGAGGTCCTCCATCATGTTCATTATGCTGGGTAGGATATAACGGTTGCGGATGTATTGGTAACACTGAAACTTGTCGTAGCGGCAGTTTCACAGGCGCAGATTTTGGATTGCCTGCAATTGGCGGCGCATCAAATCCATCTAGTTGCGGGTATACTTCTTGGCAATATGTACCTAGTGGACCGTATATTGGCTCAGGTGTTAGACACAGCTGGGACTACTGTAACAGTTCGTCAGGTTGCGCATCACTTGGCGGATATGCTTCATTTCCTGGTGGCGGTGGCGGTGGCGGCGTATCTAATGGTGGTGGCTGCTGCTGGGGTAGTCCAGGTGCAGGCGGTCTAGTAGTGGTATCATATAGATAAGGAATAGCAATGTCAAATTTAAGAACTTTATTATATACTGGCGCTGCTACTATAACAAGTGCTAGTTTATTAGAATTTGCAGTTGCAAATACAAATGAAACTCAAAATAACGGAGGCTGTTGCCTACTATGGACAGTACCTACAGGCAAATCTTATATTAAGTTTGAAATGTGGGGCGGTGGTGGCGGTGGCGGTGGCGCATGTTGTTGCATGCAAGGATGGTCAGGCGGTAGTGGATCATACGCAATAAAGACACTGTCAGGAACTCAAGTTGTTCCCGGAACACAATATACTATATGCGCAGGCGGAACTGGCAGCCAATCAAATACAAACGATGGATGTCCAGGTAATACTAGCTATGTAACAGGGCTAAATTTAAGTAATTTTTGTGCTCGTGGCGGCTGCGGCGGAGACGTTAGATGTTACGGATTTTGTTCATGCAGATATATCTGCCGCCAATCAAGTGACGTATGCTGTTCAACTGGTGGCGATGTATGTATTAGCGGAACGTGTGGCGGCTCTTATATTATGTTTTACTGTTATGCAGGTAGCCAACAATGGGCTCCTGCAGCGCCTGCAACTGTATCAGGACCAACATTTGGCCCAAGCGGATGTACCCCATATGTGGGTATGACGCAAGGCGGAATGTGTAAGCCAGTATTCCCAGGTGGCGGCGGATTAAGTGCGCAAGTACACAGCGGAGCATGTTGCTGTGGCTGGTACGGAGCAGCTGGGCTGGTTTTAGTAACATACGGATAAAATTATGACGATAATATCGAAAACTTTTACATATGATTTAGCAGATGATTATCTTGCTCAGACTAATGAATTAAGGAAGACAGCAAGCTGGACATACAATGGTCCAGATCGCATATGGGTGTTCCTTGATGTTAGAACTAACAAATTATACGGCACTAATTTTTACACGTTAGAAGAAGACGGCCCCCTTATTCCATCTCCTGAAGGATGTACAAAGTTAGAAATTGACTGTCATGCCGATTCACTATTCTGTACCCTTATAGGTGCTAGCGATAAGGTTGACGGTGATACATTGCCTAAATATAGTGAAAATTTACCCAATGGCGAAGTATATACACGCCCAATAGATCCAATGCCAGATCATACTTATGAATTCAATGAAGCAGAGTATAATCGTGAAACAGAACAGTGGTCGTATCCATGGAAAAAAACATGGGTTACATGGGATAATCTGAGAGAAGTTATTGCATCACAATTAACTGAAGTAGAATTGGAATTGCGAGCAATAACTGATATGCCAGCCAGTCTGCGGGCCAAGTTGGAAACATATAAGTCAGAATTAGAAAATTTTGAAACTACATGGGCCGGGTTTGATGCACATAAAGTTTGGATTCCAAGACACCCAATTAACAAATAATTAAATCAAGACCGCAAGGGTCTTAGATCTCTACTCCATAAATATTACACTATATTTTAGGAGACACAATGAGATCTAAGGCCTTTTTTATTAACGGTGGTGCCGGCCGCGTTATTTGTTCAATTCCGGCTCTTGAAAAATACAGAGAAGAATCCGGCGACAAAGATTTTATCATCGTATGCGAAGGTGGCACAGATTTTTTCAAAGGACATCCTACACTATATCCTAAGGTCTACGACAACTGGCACAAAAATCTTTTTGAAGAAAAACTAATCAATATGACATTGATTACTCCTGAGCCGTATAGAGTTTGGGAATACTACAATCAAAAATGTAACTTGTCACAGGCATTTGATATCGAAATTAATAACAAAGGTCTTAGAGAATTGCCTCGTCCAACACTTAAACTTTCAGTTGATGAATCATTAACTGGTAAAAATATCATTAAAGAAGTAAAAGAAAAAACAGGCAAAGATACTGTTGTTGTGTTTCAACCATTTGGCCGCGGCACCCGAGTAGAAAATAATACTATCTCAGATCCTTCGGGCAGAAGTTTTGAAGCAACTCATGCTATAAACATTATTAAGAAATTGCAGGAAAAACATGCAGTTATTGCAATGTCAGAGTTTGGGATTGATTATTCAAAACACGGATGTACTAGTCCTGTAGCTGCTCCGCAAAATGCAACACTCCGTCATTGGGCAGGTATTATTAACGAAGCTGACTGTTTCTTAGGATGCGACAGCGTTGGACAGCATATTGCTTATGCCTTGCACAAGCCAGCTACTGTAATTGTCGGAAGTACATTTATGGAAAATATTTCTTACCCAACTGCTGACAAGTTTGATGTGCATGACATGGGCGGCGACCGTCGTAGATACAGTCCTATCAGAATTACTATAGATGAAGTTGCTGATCGCACTAACGAAGGTATTATGATTATGAACGAACAGATCGAAGAATACATTGCAAATTCAGTTAACTCATTAGTTGAAAAATACAGTATACCTGCAGTTATTTCATCAGAGCCGTTAATTGAAGTTACATCAAGTAACGCATGTTGTGACGCAGGAAAATAATGAAAAGATTATTTGTTTTTGGATGTAGTTACACAGCATACTCGTGGCCAACTTGGGCAGACTTACTGAGTATTCATTTTGATCGTTTTGAAAATTGGGGACTTGCAGGAATAGGAAATAGAGGTATTTCCGAACGCATTGCCGAATGTAATGTAAAATATAAATTTGGTCCAGAAGATACCGTAATAGTTCAATGGTCTACACATTTGCGAAATGATTTTTTCCACCAAGAAGGAGAATTAAAAGATCGACTGCCAGGGTGGAAAACAGCAGGAAGTATCTTTAATTACTTAAATTCTCCTATATATGATCGAAAATGGTATAAAACATTCTTCGATGAGGAAGCATATTTTATGCATAGCCTTAATAGCATTACTATGACACAGCAATTACTAGAACATACTGGTGCTAAATGGTTAATGACAGGTGTCGGTGACGTAAGAGAGTTAGGAACAGACCTTGAATATAAATCTGAATACGGAGAATCGTCAATATTTGCAGAATTAAAAACAAAATTGCTTGGGCCTTCAAAACCATTTGGATATAAAATCAGTCCTGCATTAGAAGTATACGACAACCCAATATGGGGGATCCACAAAGATAAATGGCTGCCACCAATTTTTCCGTATCTTACTGCTAAAAAGTTTAAAGATGCATTTTTTATATTTCCGGACGGGCACGGAAAACAGTTTGAAGATCAACATTTTAAAACAGGCCAGCAATCAATATGGTTAACAGAGGTGTTACTTCCAAAGTTAGCACTATTACCAGAAGCTGATCGCTACAATACTATAGCAGAAAGGGTGGATGAAATTTTTAACAACATACCTCTAGAGAGAAGATTTAAAACAGAATTTGAAAAAGAATTATTTCGAGAAAAATTTAGATTACCTAGATGGCCTAATATGATAAAAGGTTTCTATTATTTTAAGGATGAATTTCAAGAATGAAAAAAGATATTTGGATTGCAGCTATTGCTAGAGGACATAACTCCGGAGTTTGTTTATTAAAAAACGGAGAAATTATTTTTAGCCTTGAAGAAGAGCGATTATCAAGGACCAAATATGACGGCGGACCATATGCTGCTATGATTAAAATTTTAGAGTATACAGATAAGCTAGACTACCTAGTTGTTGCGCACACTCAAAGCCTAAAAGAAACAGCAGGTAAAGTAGACTTTAGCGGAGACGACGTTTATACAGGCCTAGCAAGAAAGTTAGGATTAATCAGCCGCAAGGGAAATATGATCGAACACGACCAAGTAGTTGACCTTAGTCATTTACATCATAAATTACATGCTGCTTGCGCATTTTATCGATCAGGATTTGAGACTGCTACTGCTGTAGTAGTAGATGGGGCAGGTACGTTTTTAACTTTAAACAGCGAACGAGAAAACTTTACAGCTTGGGAAACTGAGACTACATTTGAGTGTAGTTACCCTGCAAATTTTACTACAAAGTATAAGCATATTGGATGTAGAGGCCCATTTCCAGAAATAATAATGGAAAACAGCCCTAGTGGATTCTACGGTGAATTTAATGAAGACGGCTCTGAAAAGACTCACACTGCAGTAATAACAGAAAAAGCAGGAATTACCAAGGTATACGAAGCAGTTACAGATTATTGTGGATTTAGCAGTATTGAAGCTGGCAAAACTATGGGATTATTTCCTTATGGTAAGGCTAATGATAAATTTCCTAAACTGTTTACTACAGATACTGCTTTTCCACAGTCAAACAGAAATCTAATTATTCCTACATATCCCAACGGTGCAAAAGTCAATAGCCAAATGTATGACGAATTATCAAGTCACGAAAGTTCTGATCTAACTAAGTTACAGAATAGACGCGATCTTGCATATGCTTGTCAAACAGAAACACAAGAGCAAGTATTAAACTTTATTTTAAAATCTGTTAAACTTACTGGAAATAAAAACGTAGTACTTAGTGGCGGATACGGTTTAAACTGTGTGGCTAATTACTATTATCTTGAAACTTTAAATCAGCATGGTATTAAACTGTATGTTGAGCCTATATCTAATGATGCAGGAACAGCTATTGGTGCAGCATTGTTGTTTTACAAAGGACTTAAAGTTGACGATGTTAAATTTTCAAGACAAGATTCTTTATATTTAGGACCTAGTTATACATATACTACAGACGAGATTAATAGTCTAGCTATAAAATATAGCGGAGTTGTTCAACCCGCAACACATGATACTTTAGTTGATTTAATTACAAGTAAAAACATTGTTGCACTATTTCAGGGCCGTAGTGAAAATGGCCCGAGAGCATTAGGTAACAGAAGTTTAGTATTTGATCCTACGTTTGAAGATGGCAAAGATTTTGTCAATATGATCAAACATCGTGAGTATTTCCGTCCGTTTGCTGGCAGTATTCTTGAAGAAGATGTGCATGAATGGTTTGATCTACGAGGCATGGATAGCAGTCCCACTATGATGTATGCTGTACATTGCAAGCCAGGAGTTGAAGCTAAGATCCCTAGTATTATTCACGTTGATGGATCTTGCAGAATTCAAACAGTAACTCGTGAGCAAAATCCACACTATTACGATATTATTAAAACATTTAAAGCTCGTAAAGGTGTTCCTATGGTGTTCAACACCAGCTTTAACTTAGGTGGTGAACCATTAGTTGAAACACTAGAAGATGCGTTATGGACCTTACAGCAGAGTGAATTAGAGTATTTGTATTTGCCTGAATATGGTGTTATGATAACCATTAAAAACAAATAAATACTTTAATGTTTAATATAACTAAGTTTTTTAGCGTAGCAGCCAACGGCGCATTATTATCTAAAAATAATGGGGCCGTTGCTCATAACGGCCCATGGAAACAAGCATATCCTAATACTGTATTAGATAGATGGCATGTGGGTGATTTTTCAACAGCTGAATACACTATTTCTGTAGACTACAACATGGGTAACAGAGAAATTGTAAAATGTACAATTGTTGCAAATGTACAAACAGCCAGCGTAGTAATCTACGCTAGAAACAACTTAGGAAACGACTTAATTACTATATCTGCAGACGTTAATAACAGCTATGTTGATATAGTTGTTAATCCTGTACAAGTTATATCAATTGTAGATGATGAAGAAGTAGTTACCTTTGATAGCGCAGGCGCTAGAGTCATTTACACTGTTCAATATTTCTATAATCAATTGCCCTTGTCTGTCTAACCTTTTAAAGCATAAATATGTTAGTTGGAGGGGTACATGTCTACTATTATAAGTTCGCCGCTTAAATCCACATACGGATTTTTAAGCCCTGGGTTTTCTGTTGATTCATTAGGCAATGTAATTGCAAGGTCCGTTATTCAAAGTGAAGGCGAAACTAACACTGCTCCGGTAGACTTTGAAGTAACAGATCTAGGTGCAAATTTTTACATTGCACCGTCTGGCACTATAAACCCACCTATTGAAGTTTTTAGATCTAGTACATACATTTTTAATTTAGCTTTAGATACTCAAGTTTTTAATATATACTTAGAAAATCAAAGTACTCCATACTACACAGGATTAAAACACGCAGACGGCTCTGTAGGTGTAGATGCATTAGCTAAACAAACTGGCAAACTTTCGTGGGCAATCCCTATATCTGCACCTGATATACTATATTACGGGAATCAGTCAACTGGTGCGTTTGGACTGATTACTGTAGGAGATGCTCTTGGACAATTTAGTACAGTAAACATCACCGGAGACATAGATTCTACGTCATCGACTACTGGGGCAATAACAGTATTAGGCGGTGTAGGAATTACTACAAATTTATTTGTAGGACAAAAAATAACATCTAATGAATTATCAAGCCCTAAATTAGGCTCGGCATCTACGTTAGAATTGTCAGGTGTCTCTGGACTTACTATAAAAGTTAATAACATAATAACTGGTACAATTGGCATATTAGGTTCAACTATACCAGTAACTGGTACAACTATTAACAGCACAATCATTGGCAATCTAACACCTAGCACTGCTACATTTTTATCAGCATCGGTTACAGAATTACCTACAATAAATACAAACATAACAAACAAAGGGTATGTTGACAGCACTGCCACAGCATTGGCAATAGCATTTGGATTATAAAAATGGCAAAAAGACAGATTAAGAATTACGTGTTTACCCCGGGCATCGGCGCCCTAGATTATGTATACCCAGATGCATATAATTTATTACTTGCAAATAGAGATTTTTTACTATCTGAAAGTGTAGCATATATCAATCAAGAAATCATAGATGCTGTTAAGTGCCGTCGAGATGTTGGATATTTTATCGACGGCGTTGCATGGGATGTTGCATTAGGCACAAATTACAATGCAATTTTTCTTGGACTCACTGAAGTTAATTCTTTAGATTTATCAAATACTGTTTATAGAACTATTGCTAGAACAAAGTCTGCAGTAGCAGCAGTAACGCAGGTTTCGATAAATGCCACAGCATTATCTAGATCAAACGCTGCTTTTGATGAAATAGTAGATATTGCACAGAATGGCCGAGTTGCTGCTGATGCACATACATATACAAATCCTTCAGATGCAACCAATAGCAGAATTGCTGCCAAAGATAAAATTTTAGCTAATTTAAATTTTCTTGCTGCTGAAGTAAACGCATGGGTAGATGTGACATATCCAGATCATGATCACGACGAAGCTAAGTGTACTCGAGATACAAAATATGCATTGTATGCAGCCGCATATGATATATTATATGGTGGCAATAGTGCAAGTTATGATAGTGCTAAATTTTTCTATTACTTTGCTGAAAGTGGTCTAAGCGGAATCTCATTAGCGCACAAGGCGCAAACAGTAGCAGCATATAGACACTTACAAAGTATTATATCTAATGTTGTTAGAGGCATTAGCATCGTAGCTAGTGTTGGCAATGCAGAATTACAAGTTACAACTGGTGTGAATGCTGACCTTAGTGACGGGTCAGCCGTGGCAAATCTTATAGATATTGTAGCAGATGTAGTTGAAAGCGGTGCGGGTGCCCTTCCGGGTATTAGAACAGTCCCAACTATTACATGGGCGGCAGCAGGAATTCAATCAGCAAAAAATGCAATCGATGCAGCTAAACCTGCAATCATAGATGCAGTTACATGGGATCCTACTTATACATATAATCAAAGTAAATGTGAACGAGACTTAGGATATGTCCTTGATGCGTATTTGCATGATTTAAGATACGGCGGTAATGCAAAAATAAAAAAAGTTATCAAGTACTATTGGGAAGGCACTACTGCACAAATTGACGGCACACGAATTCCAGAAATTGACACCCACGCATTTATTGGTGACTTGATTACTGATTATGTTCTTGCAAACGTTGCATATAATACTCAGGGGTTAGAATCTCAAGTAATTGATCTTACTAAAACTGCTGAAGATTACCAATTTACTCCTACCGCAGCAACCTATATTCCAACTACTGGTTTAATGACCCTAACCATAGGCACACACAATCTTTCAATTGGTGCTCCTATACGGATTGCTGAAGAAAGTTTAACATTTACCTGTGCATTAGATAATAATGCCACGCTGCATCCATATCCTAGAGCTACTGGCGTACCTAATGCATCTGGACAAGATCCGTATTACAACAAACCTGTATATATTACAGCAATTACTAATACTACAATTACAGTAAACATAGGTATTTCATCAGATACATCAAAACACACATTTGTAAGTGCTGATACCGATGCTATTACTGCCAGTGCAGCAGCCGCAATTGATGCATTAGTATCAAATGTTGTAGATGTTATTACCGGTGGATTAACAGCAATGCCTGCATCAGTTACAGAAGGTGTAGGATCTGTAAAATTTCAAGGAAACTATAGTTCAAACGAATTGTTGTTGATAACAAACACAACTCGTAATGAAATTATCTACAATTTTTCCACAGCAGTAACAGGCGGATATGTTGAAATACAAACTTATGGTGTTGATGATGACTTTGTAAAATATCTACAAACCACTGATGGTATTACTACTGTAACATTAAATTATAATACTAGTCTTCATGCATCAACTGACGACATACAGATATTTGTAGAAGAAGCTGAAGTTAGAACTAGACCATACGACTTTGGTACTGATGCTATTGAACGTCATCGCGTGGCAATGCCACAGTCTATGCTAGACGCTGACTTTGAATACGGATTACAGCCAACTAAATGGAGTGCAATTAGTACACTGCGAGGATATCCGTCAGTATACGAATTACCAGGAACAGATACTGATGTACTATCTGTTGTTACTGATGCCAGCGCAGGAACAAGCGGAGTTGGTCAATCACAGATAACAGTAACTACAGTTGCACCTCATGGATTTGAGCCAGGCACACCTATTTCTATTAAAGCGTTAAAAGATTCTATTACCGGAGCAGCTAGAGCTGAAGGCAATTTTGTTATCACTACTGTCCCAACAACAACTACATTTACATTTTTTGCCAAAGCTAAAGTTGGAACAATTAACGGGCAAGTTTTATCAACAACTTATACGCAGCTAAGAAAATCTGGATTTTATACTGGTGCAAGCATTGGCCGTCCTACATTCTCTATTTCAAGCAACGGATCAAGCGGCTCCGTAACTACAGTTTTAGATACACCTGCAGGAAGTGCAATTTTTGCATTTTCAGGATCACCGCCCGAACTTGGTGCTCCATTAGTTAATGCTAGTATACCATTAGGATCTCAAGTTACTTCAATTAATGGTGCAGGTGGTACAGTTGCAACTAAAACTGTAGCCTTTAATGCCAACCCAGGCGACTCTAGCATTCAGTTAGATAATGCAGCTGGCATCACTCCTAATTTAGCAGTCAATCGTGGTGACGGCACTGCTATGTTTATTTCCAGTATAGTGGGTAATACTTTAAATTTTACTGACGAGTTTACTGCTCCAATTATTGCTAATTCAGCAGACTACACAAGTATTCCAGGAAACAATGAAGCATCTAATGGTGTAGGAGCTACATTTGATGTAACTGTTGTTCCAGGTGAAGGATTAGCATCAGTGGCTGTTGGTACTCCTGGTAGTGACTATTCACAAGGACTTACTGCTACTGTTAGTGCTCCTAACAGCGCCGGCGGCGTCCAAGCAACTGTATCTGTATCAGTATCGCAAGCTGGTGGCACAATTACAGGATACGCAGTTGTAGAGTTTGGCTCTGGATATACTGCTGCTCCTACAGTGACCTTAGTTAAACCCACAACTGTTACCCGTGCAGGTACAGGTGTTATTTTAGGAACAACAATTACTCTAGCAAGCACCACTGGAATTTTTGTAGGCATGCAAGTGACTGGTTCTATTGGATTAGGCGCTGGCAATGCTGCTAATTCAGTTATAATACAGCAAATTAACAGCCTTACAGAAATAACAGTAGCAACACCACACGATGGGGCAGTATCTGGAACACTAACATTTACAGATATTGGATCAGGTGGCGTTCCAGGAACCCGCTCGTTAACTACTACTGGCGGCTCGTATGATATAGTTGTAGCCACAGCAGGAACTGGATTTAGCGTAGGCGATAGAATTTTAATTAATGGTAATACTCTAGGTGGCCGAACAATTATTAACGATGCGTTAATAGTTATTAGTACAGTTGACGGCTCTGGCGGAATAACAGCACTAACTCAGACGGGAATTCCATACACAGGTATAGCAACACTAACAGGTATTACAGGTGTAAATGCAGGAGGCATTGGCACATTGGGAAGTTTTGATGTTGCCTGGGAAGATAATATTTTTACAAATGTTACAGTTAACTCAGGTGGCGGTGGATCTGGATACATACCAGGAGATAGAATTAAGATTTTAGGTAGTTTGTTGTATCCAGTTGCCGGCGCTGATGGTACTAACGATTTATTCTTAACTGTTGACACTGTAGACGGTTCAGGACAAATTCTAACAGTTACTTGGTTAGGAACTGCGCCTAACGTTATTAAGAATTTTAGTACAGTTGCATATACTACTAGTGGTTTAGGAATAGATGCAATTGTAAATGTGAATATTACGGGTTCTTCATACGGAGTTACAATTAGCCCACGTGGTACTGACTTCCAAGATGGCGACACAATCACAGTACTAGGTGCAAACGTGGGCGGAGCAACCCCTGCTAATAACCTTGTTATTACTGTAAACGGAGTTGATCCATTAACTGGTGAAATTTTAAGTTTTGCCTGGGCAGGTACTCCAAAAAATGCAGCAGTTATATTAGCTGCTGCCGGAGACCCGCTATTAGGTAGCGGTGCAGTATTTACTGTGGGATTAAATGCAGGTACTTACAGTGTAACGGTTACAAGCGGTGGCATAGATTACGCACCTAATCAACAAATTGTTATTTTAGGTACAAGTTTAATTGGAGCAAGCCCTGCTAACGATCTAACAGTTACTATCACTACAACTGACACATTTAGAACGGGCGTTATTACTGCTGTTACCCGAGTAGGATCTGCCGTTACCGGCGGTGGTCCGTATTTAGATGCATTTGGCAACAATGAACAAAACACTGGCCTCAATGCAAGATTTAATCTTACTAGATCAAGTAGTACATACTCCGGAATACAAATTGCTACAATAGGAACAGGATATAACATTGGAAATAGAATTACAATACCAGGCATATTGCTAGACGGTACTAGTCCTACTAATGATGTATTAATAACCGTATCAAATGTCAACGGTGCAGGTGGAATTACTGCTATAAGCGTTAGTCCAAGTCCGGCATCTGCTGGAACTACGTTTTCTATTATTTCTACAATTAATATGACTGAGGCAACATCTGCGCTAATGTTGAATGGGGCCTCAGTAACATTTAGCGCACTTGCAACAATAGAAATCAATTTTGCAAATCCACATGGCCTTGTACCAGGTGACACGTTTATTGTTACTGTAACTAGTAACAGTGGATCAAACAATCATTTACTAGCATCTGGTTCATATTTTGCTACTATTATACCTAGTATTACTAGTTTAAGATATCAAGCTAGAGCACCTGGTGCGATCGATGCATCAACAAATCTTATTTTAGGAACAGTTTACCCAAGACCTGATAGCTTCTTTACTCATAGACCGTTTGACGGTGGTGTACAATTAGGTACAGGTGGCCCACAGCATGGTGCGCAGGCAATTCGTCAAAGTAAAAAATATATTCGTTATCAATCTGGTAAAGGTATTATGTATACTACTGGTGCACTATTTGCACCAAGTTATGATTTAAGATCAGTAACTGCAGATGGAATTGAAGTTAATGCACTAATTACAGTAATAACAGATGACAACGATCACGGTCTTCAAGTTGGCGGTGTTATTCGATTGTTAGGCATTGAAACGGCTGGATATAACAGTGGTAACGAAACGGCAAGCCCCCCTATATTTGACTACACAGTAGTTGACGTTGTAGATGAAAGAACATTTAAAGTTAGAGCACAACGTAGATTAGGATCTACTACTGCTGATTTAGGCTTTGGCGCACAGATGAGTGTAGTAAGTTGGCACGGTGCAACAGTACGTTCAGGAATTTTTGACGACCAAAACGGAATTTATTGGGAATATGATGGCACCAATATCAGTGTCAACCAACGTACTGGTACTAGACAGCTTGCAGGTACTGGTGCAATAAATGTAGATGAAAATATAATTACAGGAACTAATAGCAAATACCGTGACCAAGTTAAAGCAGGTGATCGTATTATTATTAAAGGTATGACCCACGTGGTTAGTCACGTAATAAGTCAAACCAGCATGTCTGTTGCACCAGATTTTCGAGGAGTAGTAAACATATCTGGTGCTAAACTAATGTTAGTAGTAGATAAGAAAGTTAAACAAGAAGACTTTAATCTAGATAGATTAGATGGAACTGGTCCAAGCGGATACAATATTGACATTGCTAAAATGCAGATGATTGGAATTCAATACAGTTGGTATGGTGCTGGCTTTATTGACTTTATGTTGCGTGGATCAAACGGCAATTTTGTATTTGCTCACAGAATGCGTAACAGTAACGTAAACACAGAAGCGTTTATGCGTTCAGGAAACTTGCCAGTTCGTTATGAAGTTACTAACGAAGGCCCTCCTGGCAAACTAGCAGCAGCAATGACCGATATGCAAACATATATTGATCTAGAAGATGGTAGCTTCTTTCCAACTGAAGGAACTGTCTACATTGATAATGAAATCATTACATTTAATGGAAGGACTGGAAATAGACTAACTGGCTGTACTAGAGCAACTCCATTTACCACTTTCCAAGCTGGTGCAGATCGCTCGTATACAGCAGGGATTGCAGTGTCGCACCTTGATAAAACTGGAGTTATACTAATTTCAAATACTATTACTCCGCTGATTAGCCATTGGGGTAGTGCATTCCTAACAGATGGCATGTTTGACGAAGATCGTGGTTATATTTTCTCATATGC